TACACGGTGGTGGACGCGCAGCCGCAGGATAACGGGCGCGTCGCCATCACTTTGCGGAAGTACGCTCAATGATTGGCTTCCTGCAATTCAGCACAGCAGACCTTGCACAGGTCCCGAATTTCCTGCGCGCCACTCAGACGCAAATAGACCGCGCCGGTAAACGCGCCGTGCGCAAAGTGGCGAGCAGCACCGCATCCCAAGTCGCGCGCGAGATCGCCGCTGCGCACAACCTGCCGTTGAGCTTGCTGCGTAAGCGCGGGAAACCGTGGAATCGCGTGAGCGTGAAACATCTGGATCACGCCGCCGACCATCCCGGCCCCACATCCGTGGTGTGGGTTGGTTTTAATCCCATTCGCGCCAGCTATCTCGGCGCGCCGCGCCAAACCCGTGAAGGGGTGAAAGTGCGCGGGCATATTTTCAGAGGTGCGTTCATCTCGACCATGCCCAGCGGGCATCGCGGTGTATTCATGCGGCGCGGCCGCGACCGCCTGCCCATCGATGAGCAAAGCGTGCAGCTCAGCGAAGCGCGGGGCATCGTGCAAAAATTCCAGGCCGCGCTACCCGCGCGGCTGAACACCGTATTCAGGCAGGAAATGAACTACGAACTGAACGTGCGGGGGAAGTAAGACTCATGGATATTGGCCAAGAAATCGCGTCAGTCGTTATCGCCGGCATTCTCGGCGGCTCCGCCGCCGGCGTGGCCGCGATGGCCGCGATAAAAGTGCAACTCAGTTGGCACCGCAGCGAGATACGGCGCGCGCATCGCCGCATCGATGATCATATCAACAACCACCGCGCCCGCCGTTTCGACGACGAGGTGGACGGAGACCACGATGTTGAGGGCTGAGATCGCCATCCTCGCCCGCCTGAAATCCACGATCACGGGCGTGAAGATCATCGCGTCGAGCGCCGCCATCGCGGGCACCATTGATATGGGCACGTTGTGCCCATCGATCATCGTGCACCCAGGCGACGGCAAGACCATCTCAAACCATGACGGCACGCGATACAAAGAATTGCAGGAGTGGCGCGTGGTCGTGATCCAGAAGTTGGTGTCGAACGATGAGAAACGCGACACAACTTATCAGGAGGCAGGCGCATTGATGAGTCAGATTGTGCAGTTGCTCAGTGGCCTGGTCATCGATGAAAAAGTGTTCAGACCGTTGAGCTACGCAGGCAGACCCGAGCCGATAGTCAATCCGGGTTATGTCGAGTTCCAGTTAAATTTCACCACCAACTATTCGTTCGGCACAGCGTAAACAAAGAGGAGAAAAGTCATGCCTGTTTATTCGTACATCGGTAAGGGAAAAATCTATTTGCAAAAGCGCGGCGTCGCCGCGGGCTTAATGCCTATCGGTAACTGCTCGAAACTCGAACTCGGCGTGCAGGAAGAGAAGAAGGACTTGCCGGACTATCAGAATCCTGGCGGCGGCAAAGCGAACTCGATTTCGCGCATCGTGGGCGTCACCATGGCTATCACTGCGCACGATTTGTCGCCTGACAATCTCTCCATCGCCTTGCGCGGCGGTACCACTGCGATCTCCGCCGGCGCAGTGGCCAATGAACCGCACGTCGCTTACAGCGGTGCGCTAATCGTCTTCGACTTTTTGCCCGACCCTAATGAACCAATCAATATAACCAATACCGCCGGCACCACCACCTACGACGAGGGTGATGATTATGTCGTCACGCGCGCGGGCATCATCCCCACCAGCGGCGGCGCTATCACCCCCGGCAGCACTGTCCATTGTGACTATACAAAACTTGTGAGCGATGAAATCGAAGCACTCACTGTGGCGGCCGCGGAATATCGCCTTGTGTTCGACGGACTCAATGAAGCGGCAAGCGGCGCGGCTGTCGTGGTTACCGGTCACCGCTCCAAATTCTCGCCGGCTGCATCGATCGGGCTGATTGGCGATGAATTCGCATCGCAGGAGTTGTCCGGCGAGTTGCTGAAAGACGAAACGATTACCGGCACCGGCATCAGCCAGTACGCGAAAATCAAAATGGCGAGGGCTGCGTAATTACTGGCGTGACTGCGGCGGGTTGAGCAACCACCAACCCGCCCGCAGGATGCCCCAGATGAAATAGGACACGGCGGGGACCAGCACCATCCAATACCAGGTGGATGCATTGAGCCCCCCGCTGATCCAGAAAAACAGACCAATCCACAGCCACGCGCTCAGGAAACGGAACATATGTCGGAACTCTCAGTCTCGTTACGGATACAGGCCATCGTCGATGGCCTCTCCAGTATCGGCGTGCTCATCGATGAAATCAAGGATCTGGGCGGGGAGAGCCGGGGCGCGGGCGAGATGGCCGCGGTGCTCGGTAAAGAGCTGGCCGATCTCGGCAATAAACAGCGCATCATCGATCAATTCGTCAATCTCAAAACCGCCGTAAAAGACACGGCGGATCAGCTGGAAGTCTCGCGCGCGCGCACCGCCGCCCTTGGCCGCGAGATCAAGGCCACCGAAACCCCCAGCAAAGGCCTCACCCGCGAATTTGAGAACGCGCGGAAGGAGACCCAAAAGCTTGCCGACCAGGAGCAGCGCCAGTTGCTGGCCCTGCAAAAGCTGCGCGGTGAGATGTCCGCCGCCGGGATCAGCAGCCAGAAGCTGGCGCTGAGCCAGGCCCAAGTCAGGCAGGCCGTGGGCGAGACCGAAGGTCGCATGAACGGCCTCAAGCAACGCCTCACCGAGACCCGCAATCAAACCAAGGAAAAATTCGGCGACCCCACCACCGAGGTGCGGCGCGGCGCGGCCGACGCCACCACCAAAGTCAACACGCTGGGCGAATCGTTCAGGAACGCCGGGCACAAAATGGCCGGCTGGTTCCTCGCCGCCGTGGGTTTCAACAAGCTGCGCCAGGGGTTCCAATCCATCATCGACACCGGCGCGCGCTTTGAAACCCTGGAGGTACGCGTCAACGCGCTGATGGGCTCGCTCGAAGGCGGCCAGCGCGCCATCGAGTGGATCAAGGATTTCGCCAAGAATACCCCGCTGCAAGTGGATGGCGTCACGGACGCCTTTGCCCGCCTGAAACAATTCGGCTTGGACCCGATGGACGGCACCCTACAGGCGCTGGTCGATCAAAACGCCAAGATGGGCGGCTCGCAGGAGTCGCTGGAACGCATCATCCTCGGCGTCGGCCAGGCCTGGACCAAACAGAAATTGCAGGGCCAGGAGATCATGCAGCTCATGGAGGCGGGCATCCCGGTGTGGGATCTGCTGTCCAGCGCCATGGGCAAAAACGTGATGGAGTTGCAACAGCTCTCTGAGAAAGGCCGCCTCGGCCGCACCGAGATCAAACTGCTCATTGATGAGATCGCCAAAAGCTCCAAGGGCGCCGCCGCCGCGCAAATGGCGACCTGGGCCGGGCTAGTCAGCAACGTGCAGGATGTGTGGACGGGATTCCTGGATCGCATCGCCAAGTCCGGCGCGCTGGATTTTTTCAAACGACAGCTGCAGGGCGTGCTCGATACCACCGAGCAGATGGCCAATGATGGCAGCCTGCAACGCTACGCGGAATCCATATCGAGCGCGCTGGTAAAAACAGCGGAAGTCATCAAGGCGACAGTATCCACGTTGTTTGCGCTGAAAGATGCGCTGGTGATCACCGCGCAGGCATTCGCCATCGTGAAGATCGGCGGATGGGCGGCGGATGGGCGGCGGTTCTCCTTGGCCCTGAAAGGCTCCGTGACAGCCATGGCCGCCACGGGTGCCGCGGCGACCGCCACCGCCGCCAAGGTGGGGGTGCTCAGCCGCGTCTTCGCTGCCCTGCCGCGCTTCATCCCGGTCACTATCGCGCTGGTCGCCATCGAGGGGGTAATTAAAGGCGCCGAATGGTTGGGCGAGGTGCTCGCTAAATTCGGCCCGGCCGGCCGCGCGGCGGAAGACGCGCTGAGCCGTGTGCGAGCAGAAGCCCAGCGCAATGAAAAAGAATTCGGCGACCTCGCATCACAATACCAACGCTTTGCCGATGTGCAAATCAAGGGCAGCGCCGACCTCGCGCGCATGACCAAAGGCGAGCGCGATGCCTACCTGGAGGCCCTCAAAGGGGCTGAGCAATATCAGACCGGCGTGCTGGGCGTGGCGCGCGCGCAAGAGGAGCTCGGCCAGAATACGCTAGAGGCACAGAACGCCGCCACCGCGGCACTGCACGATCTGCATGTGGCGGTTACCGCCGTAGAGCAAGCGAGTAAATCGAGCGCCTCGGTGATTCAATCCGATCTCTCGCCGGCGGTGCAAAAATTGGTAGCGGAATTCAGAGCCGCCGCCGCCGGTGGCAAGAGTGCATCGGACGCCCTCAGTGGATTACTCAAACCAATCGACATCAACGCGGGCGGGTCGATTGCGCAGATTACCGATGCGCTCGATGAACTGATCGCCAAGGGTGACCTGACCGAGGCCGAGTTGAATACCGGTCTGCGCGATGTGATCCAGAAGCTGAGTGTCGACGATCTCACCAAGCTACGCCTCGCCGCGCGCGCGACATTTGATGAAATGGGCCAGGGCGGCGCCGCCGCGTCGGCCATCTTGAAAGAGACGGTGCAATCCGCGCTGAAGAGTTTCGGCGTCGACCTCGGCACCATTACCACGGGCATCAGCGCCACCGAACGCGAGGCCATCAAAACATTTGCAGTGATCGGCGAGGGATTCGATGGGCTGGGATTGAGCGCGAAACAAAACGCCGAGGTGTTAAAGCAGGCGCTCACCAAGGCGCTGGAAGATGTCAGCTCAAAAGCCGGGCTAAAAGAGTTGCGCGATACCCTCCGTGGGCTGGGATCGGATGGTGAATTGTCGGGCTCGCAAGTGAGCGCGGCGCTGGCACTGGTGGATGGGCATGCGCTCGGCCTCGCAGATAACCTGAAAAAGGTCGGTGACGAAGGCAAGTCGGCCGGTGATAAAACCGCCGATGCGATGGATAAAACCGCAGACGCCATCAGCAAAACAACAAACAAATTTGGGCTCCTCGCTGCGCGGCTCGCCACTATGGGACAGCAGGAAGTTCGGCAGCTGGGTGATGACTTAAAAGTAGCATTTGAAAAAGGTCTTGTTTCCGCTTCCGACTTCGAAAGAATGATGGAGGAGATACAACGAAGATTTAACGACTTGATAGCTATTGGCGCAGGCATGAGCGCCGCCTTGGCAAAACCAATCAACGCGGTGCGCGAGGAATTCGCGAAGTTCGGTGATGAGGCTGTCTCTGAATTCAACAGGTTGGTGGAGAGCGCGGCCACCGCGAATGTCACAGTCGAAAAATTCTGGGAGCGGCTGGCGCAGGGCACGGATGAGCTGCGTCGCAAATATCAAGAGCTCGACGAGCAGAACGAGCGCACAAGCAAAAACCAAAACGCCGCAGCGGAGCGGTTGATCGCCAGCCTCACTGAAACCAATAGCAGCACGGAAGAGGTGATCCGCCGCGCCAAGTCAGCCGCACAGTCTATGCGCGCCCTCGATAGCAGCACGCTGGATCGCCTTAACCGCAGCATCGAAGAAGCCGAGCGCAGGCTCGATGCGATACGCGATAAGGCCAAATCGGCTGTTGACTCGCTGCGTGATGAGTTGTCGCGCCTACAGGGCGATGAGACCGCCATTGAACAGCGCGACTTTGCAAATAGACTGAAAGAATTGGAAGCGCTACGAGCCGAGGCGCGAGCCGCGGGTGATAATGACGCTCTCCGCCAAGCACAGGAAGCCATCAAATTACTCAACGAGACTCACAAGATACGGATGGACAACATCCGTAAAGAAGCAGAAGAGCGCGCGCGCAGCGAAGAGGAATCCAGGAAAGCACAGCAGTCAACCAATGAGCAAAGCTCTAGTCAACGCGCAAGTTCAAGCGCCGCTAGTAGCGGGCAACCCACCAGCAATCAAACCGCCCCGCGGGTCGGCGCCATATACCGTGTGCAATTCGAGACGCGGCGCGGCACGGCGACCGGTGACTTCGGCAGTCAGTCCGAGGTGGATATATTGCTCGAAGCGCTGGCGCGCGACAAAGCGAGGGCGAACTGATGGCGGTGCATACCC